GTCAGGGTGCGGCGGAAGCCCTGCACCCGGGGGTCGGCACTGAGCACAGCCTGGGAGGCGTAGAGCCGGGCCGACTGGACGTCGGTGGCGGCCAGCAGCTCGGCCCGGCGGCCAGCCCCCTGCATCGTCTCGGCGTAGGGGAGCTTCTGGGCCAGGAGTGAGCGGGCCTGGATCATCGGCCGGCTGTAGGCCACCTCGGGTGGCGTGCCCCGTCGGAGGCGGGCCCCGGTCACCACCTCGGATGGGACCCCGATGTAGCGGGGTGGTTGCCCGGTCATCTCGGCCACCATCAGGGCCAGGTAGGCGGCCATATCGGCGGCGGCAGTCGCTTCGGCCCCGGCCACCACGGGGAGCGCGGTGGTCAACCACTGGTCCAGGGCAGCGTCATCCACCCCGGGGAGGGCGGCCCAGGCGACGGCCACCAGCTCCTTCACCCGGGCCTGCAGGCGAGCGGTGCGGGTGGCCTGTGCCTCTATCAGCTGTTCGACGGGCACGGCCTAGGCTCCGACGGGTACCGGTTGGGTGCCGTTACCGTTGGGCGCCGTCGGTGGGGCAGGTGGAGCCCCGGGCGGGGCCGGTGGTGCTGGTGGCGCAGGCGGGGGCGCCAACAGTGCCGTCTTGAAGGCGTCGGCGGCCTTCATGGCTTCCATGCGGTCGATCTGCTGGGGCGAGTACCCGAGGTCTTCCATCAGCTGGCGCCACGGGACCCCGGCAGCCTGCTTCTTCACCGCAGCATCAGCGGCGGCGGCCTCGTTGCGGCGCTCCGGGTCGGCCCAGATGGTTTCGGCGTCGATGGCCACCGTCCGGCCTTTCAACTTGAAGCCCAGCGCCAGGACCGCTTCCCAGGACTCGCCGAACTGGCCCATGCGACGGCGGGCCTTGGCCACCAAACCGGCTTCGGCGGCGGTGAGCGCATCACCCGACAGGTTGGCCATCTGGCCCAGCAGGTAGTACGGCGGGGTGCGGCTCACGCTGGCCAGGTGCTCGACGTCGCTCCGGGCGGCCTCGATGAACATGCGCAGATCGGCCGGGCTGAAGTCCCCGAACTTAGCCTTCTCGTCTTCGACCCACCAAATCAAGTCGGCTCCCGGGTCGAACTGGCCTTTGATGTCGGCCCCGGTGGCCCAGCGCTGACGGAACGCCTGAGTGGCCCCGGTGACCAGACGGTCGAGCACGGTTTGGTTAATCCGGTCCTGAACGTCGGTGATGTCCTCGAACTCGCCGAAGCCGTCCCGGCGCTTCTCGGGCCGGTTGATGAACGGGACCACGGGCACGAGCGGAGCGAGGGGGTTGGGAGCGGTGCCCCCTTCCCCCTCGGCCAGGTCAAGGTCCCAACGGCTCGGGTCCCACAGGACGGCGCCACCGGCATCCCGTCCCCTGTAGTACGTCACTGAGTCGGGCAGGTAAACAACGGCGCTCAGTTGTCCGGTGTACTCATCGACCCAGGTCTTGAGGGCGGCCCGCACCTCCCGCCGGTTGTCGGGCTCACAGGCGTGGATGACCTGGCGTGGATCCTCCCCCGTGATCAGCACCCCGGACTCCGAGTCCGGGTCGGGCCCGACGGTCACGTAGCTCCGGCCCATGACCAGGGCGTCCCGCATGACCTGCACCTGGTCGGCGTCCAGCCAGTTGTCCTGCCAGATCAGGTTGGCGGTCACGTCGGCGGCCAGGTCGGCCTGGCCCCCCATCCTGAAGCCGGTCACGGTGAGCCGATCCAGCACCGACTCGGTCACCAACCCGGTGAAGTTGGTGCGGGCCTGGCGCTGGAAGCGCCGGAAGGCCTCTCGAGCCCGACGGTGCCCTTGGGGGAGCGGGTGGTCGCCCAGGTCGTAGTTGTTGAGACCGTTCAGGGCGGGCCGTTGAGCGTCGAGCCGCTTGCCCAGGGCGATCAGCCACCAGTCAGCCGACCCGACGGTGGCCAGTTCATCGGGATCAAGGGCCACAGCTAGCTCCTGTTCAAGGTCTTGGATTTCGGCGGGGACTTCGATGCCGTGGCCACCAGGACCAGCTGCCGCACCATTCTGGCGCCGATCGTGCAGACCGCAAGGTCGATCTTGAGCGGTGAGTCTCTCGACTCCTTGCCGATGGTGGTGCCGTTACGGTTCTCCCGTTCCCGGGCGTTGGCCATGTGGCGGGCCAGCACCGGGTTGCCGTCATGGGTGAAGCTGCCACCTTCGATCTCGGAGCGGCACAGCTCGGTGGCCTTCGTGAAGCGGGCCTGGTGGGATCCGGTGCGCATGTCCCAGGCGATCGGCCATCCTTCGGCGGCGGCGGCCTCGATGGTGAACTCGATGCCCAGCTCTTTGGCCAGCTTGGGCCAGTCGAGCTTCACGAAGGACTCCCACTCGTGCACGTCACCGAAGAAGGCCCGCACGTCCCAGGTCCGGTACATGCGGGCCACGGTGGCGTCGACCTCGTGTACGGGCACCACGTACTGGCTGGAACTGGAGTTGGTGGGGGACTCCCAGGCGCCGATCACGAACACGTGACCATCTTCGAGGGTGCAGCCCACGATGCCGGTGGCGTCCCGTGACTTCGAGCCGTCGAAGAAGGCCACGATCGGCTCCCGGTCAGCCACCACCCGGGTCGGGTCATACATAAGGGCCCAGGCAGCCGGGTCGATCCAGGCGGCCTGGGGAGCGACGGGGCGGTTCAGGTACTTGCGTTGTGAGTCGTCGGGGCTCGATGCGACGTTGTAGATCCGACGCATGATGGGGCGCACGTCGGGCTTCGAGCCGGGGACGGGGCGGAGCCAGCCAGTGGCCGGGTCGATCTCGTGCGGTTTCTTCCAGTCACAGTCGGCGTACACGAACTCGAGAGCCTCCTGGAGGCTCTTCGGGTCGGCCATGTCGGTATCGGGCGGGGCGATGACGGCGTCGTACAGGATCCGAGTGTCCCCGATCGTGGCCCCTTCCTCCTGGAGGACCCAGGCCCGGTACTCGTTCTCGGCCACCGACTCCTGGCCGGGCACCCAGGCGTTGGCGGTGCCGAGGCTCCGGGCCCCGGACTTGGCCAGGTTGTCGTCCAGGGTGGCGCTCAGCTCCGGCCCACCGTTGGTGGGTCGCCAGTGCTCCAGCTCGTCCTTAACGATGAAGCTCGACTCGGCCCCTTCGGCGGCGGTGGCGCTGGAGGTGATGACCTCCAGGGTCTTCTCGGGCAGGCCGTAGTAGACGGTCTTGCCGACGTCCAGGTTGTAGAAGTCGGCCACGTAACTCTTGCGGGGGGCGAAGGCCCGCACGTGTCGCATCGTGTTGGCGGTCTGGCTCTCGGCGGTGGCGGCGATCTGGACCAGGGCCATGTCCACCGTGCGGGCCTCCACCCCACCGGGTGCACCCCGGCGGAACGTGGCCAGGCGCACCGGAGCCAGGAACTCGCCCAGGCTCATCTCCCCGGCGAACGGACTCTTGCCGGCGCCCTTGGCCAACCGACGGACCCCGGCGTCGAAGATCCACTGGGCATCAGCGTCGAGGGCGTAGAACCAGCACAGGAAGGTCCGTTGGCGTTGCGTGAACCGGAACGGTTGGCCGGCCCTCGGGCCGTTGGGCTGGGTGAGTCCCCGCCAGCCGTCGGGCAGGCCTGGGTAGCCGGTCCAGCCTTCACCCCAGGCGATGGCCGACCAGCCGAGGGTGGGCGGTGCAGTTGGGTCGAGGATGTCCCACGGCCACGGCGGCAGGGTGTCGAGCCGAAGGAGCGGTGGCAGCTCGGGCAGGGCGAGGCCGGGTAGGGCCATCCTCAGCCGCTACGGCGGGCCTGGTCGATCCAGCTGATCGTGCCTTCGGTGGTGGCAGTGTCCTTGCGCTCCAGCTCGATGCGGAGCCGGCGGCGGTCGCCTTCGGTGGCCATCAGCACGCCGGCCCCTTTTAGGATGGCGGCCAGGCTGTTGCCCAGCGGGCGCTCAGCGTAGATCGCCTCCCCGGTCGTCTCGTTGTGCCCGACGTACTGGGGCCGCAGACACCGGCTCATCTCCTCGGCCAGCAGCTCGGCGGTGGCCCAGTCGGAGGCCTGGTACCACCAGGACTGACCGGATTGGGCGAGGCTCAGGTACCAGCGCTTGGCCACCGGGTGCCACTTCGGGTTGGCCTTGGGGGGATCGCACGGGACGTGCTCGCCCTTCTCGGCTGGGCCGCCAACAGGCACGTTCTGACGGCGGCGCTGGTCGTCCCGCTTCGGGATCGGGCCCCGGGTGCCCACGGCCTAGGCTTCCTGGGCTTCGGCCGCTTCGGCCGCTTCGTCCTGGGTCTCTTGGGCCTCGGTCGGCTGATCGTCGTCGGGCTGGGGGTTCTCGGTCTCGATGTCACTCATGGATGGGCATGGTACAGCCCCGCTCCTGGCGGGAATGGGGCTGGTGGTGGGGGGCTCTAGGCGTTGAGGGCGGCCTGGGCCCGCACGTCTTCCAGTACGGCCTGGGCGTCGGCCCGACGGTTGAAACCGACCGAACCGGAGGCCGGCCCCAGTTCCCACCAACGGCTCTCCACCTCCACCATGAGGCGCCAGGGTCGGAAGGTGTAGGACTGCTTGCGCACCTTCACCTTGTCCCAGCTGATACCGGGCGGCAGAGCGACGGGCTTGATCCGGTCCCGGCGCCAGGGGGCGGTCAGCCAGGCCCGGATGGCCACTGGCTTCATGCGCCAGGTGTCGGTGGCGGGGCGGTGCTCAGCGGCGCCGGCCTCGGCCAGGGCCGTCAGGGTGGCCCGCACCATGGAACGGTCGAACACTACCCGGGTGTTGTGACCGCTCACCTCGTAGGAGGCCAGGTAGGTGATGCGGTCGAAGGTCAGCCAGCCGTCCTCCTGGGCCAGGGTGGCCACCACGGCCATGCCGCCCCGGCGGTCAACCAGGCTGGCGGCCGACAGGGCCTGGTCGTATTCGGTGATGCGGACGGTGGTGGTGGGGTGGTTAGTCATCTGACCAGCGTAATGCACATTCCAAGAATGTGCACACCAGCGTGCACAAACAGGAAGGCGACCAGCAACCAGGTCCCGAACCCGGTCCACCGGGCCGCCATCCCCACCCACCGGGCGCACCAGCGACGCAACCGGGCCCAGCACCATCGGACCCGGAACCGGATCCCCAACCGGCCGGCCACCACCCGAGCCCAGGCGGCGATCACCTGGTCCGGGGTGGCGTTGAACCACTCGCCCCGATGGTGCTGGGCGGCCAGCAGCTGGTGCATCGAACGCTCGGCCCGGGCTGCATCGAGCACCGCCCAGGCGTACAGCAACCGGAGCTGGTCCGGCTGGCCGGTCTGGAGCTGGGCGAGACGGTGCGCCGGCTGGCCGTTGGTCATCCCGACCTTGATCAGCGCCCGCTCCGGGCACTCGATGGCGTAGACGTAGCCCACGGCCTAGTCGCCCT